AAGAGTTGCAGCATCGGTAATGCTTTTGTTGCTAAGATAACGCTCTAAACGAGTTTGGTAACCATCGTTTGGAAACATTTCCGCTAGTCGCTCAAGGATGTTGAGCATTAATTGCGTAAACATATTACTTTCCTTTACCCCCAAATGGGACAAAACAATTTTTCATTGTGTTATTAAAAAATTCTTTGTTAGTCATAACACTGTAAATTGCTACTCCTGTGTCTATTGTATTAGCATAAGACTTTTTTGTATACTCTGTCTGTGCGTTAATAAATTCATTGAGTAATTTTTTAATATCGTTATTAGTAACGAATGTGTTAACTAAATTTTTCTTGGTGCTTTGGACAGCATCCATCATAAAAAAAGGCATTGTATTAATCATTTGTGTATCTCCATGTGTACTATTATTTATTATGTTGCACCGCGCAAAAAACATTATGTTAATAAAAAAGCCCATATTTAAATATGGGCTTTTTCAAACTTTAATAGTGCTAGCTGTCTTGCCAAATATAATCTAGATTTTACATAATCAGAAAGTTCTTCCTCATCTTCTATAGTTTGTTTTCTTACAACTCTAATACGCTTGTTATTTGTATTAAAATCATCATTAACTAAAACTATATTTGTATCGTCAAAATTCTGATGAAAACTTAGATATGGTAATTGGCTTCTGCGAGCCAATATTATTTTTTTGCTGGTTCAGCTTTCTTAGCTTCTTCTTTCTTAGCTTCAGCTTTTGGTGCTTCTTTCTTAGCTTCAGCCTTAGGAGCGTCTTTCTTTGGCTCTTCTTTTTTAGCGTCAGCAGCATAAACTGATACGGCAAACAATGATGCGATAAGTGTTGCAAATAGTTTCATTTTATTTTCCTTTAAGTTAAATGAAATAGACATTTACATGTCTATATATATTAACGCATGAGGCGTTAAATTCGTTGACAAAAAAGTTAGCCTCCTCGCCCACTTCTTCGTACTGATGTAGTATTATTAAATCCTTTTGTTGGTTTTTGCACATTATGTTGTTTGCCATTTAATGTTTGTTTTTTATTTTTAGCAGCATTAAGCAACTCAACTAATGGATTTGGTTTTTTGTTTTTATCGTTCATTTTATTTCCTCACTGTAATGAATCTAAATAATTCTGAATTTCCCCATACAATGTCACTAACATTGCTATTTTATTATCATAAATTCTTATAAATGGTGCTTTTTTATTATTTTTTATATTTAAACCTATGTAATATGGACATTTCATTTTATTATTTAATGACATGATAAAAGTAGTTGGGGTTCTAACATTTTCAAAATAAAAATCATAATGTTGTATTCCTGCACTTTCAAAACATTTTTTACCTTCATCAGTTAATCTTAGTCCAGGACTTGATCTACCAGTCATCCACCACTTTAGTAAAACTTGTTCAACATTTAGGTTCTTATAATGTGTATCATGCTTTAAATTTTCTAATATAATGTTTGTAATTAATTCTTTATTTTTAAACATTATCGTTGTATGGATATACAACTGTACCTTTGTTTAAAAATACAACTGTAAATTTTTCTGTTTTAAACTGATTGTTTAATTTTCTACACAAATTTCTTGCATGTCCTGGATTACTAAAGCTTGTTTTCTTATATTTAGGTGGTGATTGGTTATCTAAATAGTGCTGTGATTTTAGGTTAATAGGTTGGTTATCATAAAACACAGCCCAAATACCAGCAGCTTCAACAATTTGATCTGTTTTGTATGTTTTCTTATCAACGTGTTCAAGAATAATTTTTGGTTGTGTTCTACTCATTTAAAACTTCCGCCGGTTATGTTAATTTTTATTACTTCATCTTTTTGTTCAGTCTTATGTAAATTATTATAATCTAATAGTAATTTAGCTATATCATCACGAAGGCCACGTGCATCATTGAGAGGCAATATAACGTCTTTAGAATTTTTTCCATCATAGGTTGATAACTTATCTAAAAAACGCTTTATGAAAATCATAAAATATTTATCGCCTCAGTAGCTTCTTGTTCTGTTTTATACGGCCCCAGATATTTATACCGTTGAATAAAGATGTATTTAGGACAAAACACAACATGATTATTGCCATTTGTATTCATAGCGAACCAACCTGCAGCATGATAACATTTGCTTTTTTTGTTCTTTGTATATAAATGAATTTTTCTTTTTAAATCAAAGATAGAATTATGCACTTTATTAGTTGTTGGATATTCGGGATATGGAGTTTTTACTTCAGGTTTAACATTTCTGAATGATTCAAACTTTATTTTGGTAAACTTAACTACTTCGTCAGTAGTATCAAAATGTGTTTGATCTCCGTTAATTTTTACTTCATACCCACTACCATCTGCTTGTACATTTCCTACTTTTTTCTGTCCGTCTGTAATAACCCAATATTGGTCATTAACAATAGGTTTAGCAATCAGTCCACTCAATTTTACCCTCCGTAATTTTCTGTATGTATGGTTCAATATTATTATTGAATATTTGTGTCATTGTCTTAACTAACATTTGTCGCTCAACATCAGTCATTCCAGCTACCCAACTTGGATCATCTGGGCTTTTATAAAGTCCAAAATCATGGCGATATGTGTAACACATATCCATAATTATTTTTTGTTTTTCTGCCTCATTCATCTTTAGTAAGTCTTGTTACCATTAAAAACTGCTCATAAGCATTCTTTACGGTAGGATTTTGTAATTGTTTATTTGCCTCTTCGTATAAAACTTCTAAACCAGCTTCTACAATATTGGCTGCACTATCTGTATATAAACTATAAAATTCATCACCCATTGTTTTTTTAAAAGCAATATAAGCCTGTGATTGCTCATGTGTTAATGTTTTTTGTTTTACTTTAAGTCCACTAGCATCCATTAAAGCATTAATCATTTTTTCTTTGGCAACAAGTGATGCTGCGATTAAAGCAGCATAATTTGGGTCTATGTTATATCTTGTTAAGGTATGTCCAGGCTCAACTGTTACTAAATGTGAACCTTTATGAAAAGCCTCACGCAGTTCACTGTCATATTCGCTTACAGCAATATATTTTTTGCCGACTTTTTTATAAAAAGTATTTTTTGTCATTTGTCAGCCCTTATCGTTGCAATACCATCACTTATAGACATATACCCGTCACACGCAACATTCCATTTTTGTATACCATGTTCTACTGTAGATTCACCATACATAGGAGTTTCAACTCTAAAGTTTTTAACTAAATGTTCAGTCCCGTTTTCAAAAACACGCCATACTAAATCACTTTCACCATGTTGTGTATTGTACCTAATATGATATTTGTTCATTTTTTCAACTCATTCATAACTAATTGTTTTGCTCTATTATCTAACTCTAATTGTTGTTTCTTTACCATTAAGGGAGCAAATTGTTCAATAAAAACTAGTATAGCTTCTTTACCACTATCTGTCAAATGATTATATGCACCATTGCTACCAACACCAGATTGGTAGTAAGCATTGCGGTCATTTAATACAGCCATTATACCTGCGTAAATTTGTTTCTCTAATATACTACTCATGTAGTATACCCTTATACGGGTTATTAAGCCACTTAGCAAAAGCTTCAGCATTTTCAGATATTTTAGTGAGTTCATATTTCGCACAAAAACGAAGGAAGTGAACACCAACTTGCGGTGTAGTTTGAACACGTACATTTTCTCTAATAATAGTATCTACTGCATCTTTAATATCTTGTGGTTGTGCGTTTAAATCAATCAATGTTTTATTACGCTCATAACAATCACGCACCCTTTGTTCTACTCCATCATGATCTACCCAACGCTGTAGCATCATGTTGTTCCAATTAAAGCCTTGTCTATTACGATCCTCAAAAGCTTCAATCAGTCCAACTTTGTTTTTGCTACCTTTACTTCGCACACCAGGATATGCACTGAAAACATTGTCTGTGCTATCACCACGCATACACTTTTCAAATAGTAAGTATTGTGGGTCTCCTAATGTTTTAGCCTCTTTAGTCTTTTTGTCAACAATTAGTCTATCCTTTTCATCATAGTAACCTGATAGTTTGATGAGTTGGTTACTGACTCCGTTATACTGGTGCACGTTTTCATTAATAAGCTGAACGTAATCAGTATCAGAAGAAATAATATAGTGCGTGTCATTTGGATGTAAATTAATAAATCTTGCAATAATATCATCTGCCTCAGCAGATGGATGACGCAATACACTGGTATTGGTCTTCTCCCGTATATATGTTGTAAACTTTTCGTAAGTTTCCCAAAACATTTTGTTTTCTTCAATCTCTGCCTCTGTCATAGCAGATTCATCTAACTTACGATTTGCTTTGTAAGGCTTGTAAAAATCCTTACGCCAACTGCGACCCTCAAGACAGAATACAACATGGTCAATACCAAACCGTCGCACAGCACTATTTACACTTGATAATGTCAAGTGTAATGCCATACCAATTTTTTCCCAAGTTTCACTGTTACGGCTAGCTATGTGCCTAGCACGGAAAAATGTGTTTGCTGTGTCTATAAGTGCGTATTTCATAGTTGGGATAGTATGTAGTGTATCATAAGTTGCTAAGTATACTACTATTTTAAAATATTGTCAACTAATGGTTGACAAACTTCTTCAAAACTACAAAGATATTTTGCCAATTTGCCAGTTGGTTTTCCTTTGGGGCTTAAACCGAATTTAAGAGCATTACTCCCTTTTAGATATGGTTCATATGCTTCTTTTGGAATTAAAAGGAAATGTAGTTTGTGATAATTTTCACCTGGAACACATAGACATATTCTTAAATGACCAATTTTAGTACGGATATTAGAAACACTTGCTTCAAAAGATCCTAACCCATTTTCTTTGTGATAGTATGTTGCGAATTTAGCATCACTGTCATCATCAAAATCCCTACCCCATGCATTGCCCTCAAGTAGTCTTGTATGGGGCATGGCTTTTTCTAAAACTTCTTCCCAAAATTTACCTTTATTATTATCTGTTGTTTTTGAGTATTGAGTCATTAAGTAACTCCGTACTGCATAAGGTTTGTCGCCATGTAGATAATCAATTAGTTCATGTAGAAATTTCATTATTTTCCTTTAAATTAAATTGAACTATTTCGTAAACAACCATAAATCTTCGTAATTGCCATTTCTTGTTTTTTTGGCTTGTCTTGTACTACTAATAGCACTCCATTGTATCCGATATTGTTTTACAAAAGTTAAGTGTTTATTTACAACATCACGCATATCCTCACTTATGGTTGTCATTTGTTTGTGTTTATTAACATAATTGCTTATAACAAAAGCAAATTTTGCGTTTGGTTTCATAACTTTTACACACAATTTTACAGTTTCTTCCCAATACTTTATTAACCAAGTTTGATAATCTGAATAGTTTGAAAAGCTTTGGTCATCACTTGGATATATTTCTAAGTCAAAGTATGGTGGACTTAGTAGTACTGCATCAACACTGCTATTGTATTTTTCACTAAAATTATGTCTTACATCTAATAATTCACTTGGACACAGATATAAATCTATATTTTTTGCTTGTAGTTCTAAAAAGCTATCTTCTACATAATTCTTGTATTCATTATGTAATAACTGACCGTTCGTTACTACATCAGGGATGACATCAGTGGCGATAAAGTTTTTAAACTTACTTGAATAAAATCCTAATTGATAAGCATTCCAACCCATTACAGGAGCAAATAATGTTTCTCCTGTAAATAAATTATCTAGTATACCTTTATAAGTAGCAGGATTGAATATACTTGCTCTGTTAGCTCCCATCATAAAATCATACCAAAATTGACTAGCATCATTTTTATAATGACAAATATGATCAAAAAATGCAGGCCCAACTAAACTATTTCTTAGTTTAAAATCTTCAAACATAGCTTTCATAAGACCGAAAGTATATTCACTATCTGTATCATATAGCTTTTTAGTATTATAAAAATCTACAAAATTAATATTTTTACAGATTTTACCATACTTACTATTGGTTCTTCCTGAAAATACATCATCTTTCAAAATATCTGCATTTGGTATATCAAAATAGAATGGTAAAGATTCACTTAATTTACCATATCTATTAAACCAAGATAATAGTGTTTGTTTTGCATCTGTCACTAATATCTTATAAAGTTGGTTAAGATATATATTTAACCGACTCTTACGGTCATCTTTTTTGCTTACACGGTTTACAAAGGTGTGTAAATCACTTCTTACCACAAACGAACCTGATCTATCCATTACATCAAGCACACAAACTTTCTCACAGAAATCTTCAAATGAGACTTGTGGTAGGTTAAATAGCTTTAGAAAATCTACTTCTGTAAAAATTAAATTTTTAGACATAACCGTATCCTAACATAAAAACCATATAAAAGCAAATTATATGGTCACGTATTTATGCCTTTAGTCTTTATATATTTGGCAATTATTGATTGTAAATTTATTTGGTAATTTTAGATTGTCTAAAATGAATTTTTCGGACAGTATAATAATGTCACGCTTCATTAATTTTTTATCTTTATTGCTACGGTCTAGCCAATCATTTCTTTGTAATAATAAATGGTCTAAAATTAATTTTCTATTTTTATCATTTGATATATCATAAATTCTTTGTATGGATAAATCATCTCGGTCTCTTGCCACAAATATATACCGTTGTGAATCTAAATCGCCCATTGCATGAAATTGAAATCCAGCATCAGTGCCTGCACCTTTTCTTGGCTTTCCTGTTTTTGTTAATGGACCATTAACTCTTGTAGCCTTTTGCTCAATGAGTATACCATTACTCTTTGCATCTTCTCCATTACGGGCAAAGTTAATGTTAAAATCTGTATCATATTGGCTTACAATTTCATATATAAATAAAGAACTTATAGCATCTGTATCTAATATATCAACTGTAGTTTGTTTGGCAATTTTATTTCTTATAGCGACAATTTCTTTACTTGCTTGTGCTAATTTTTGTAATGTTTCTTTATCAAAGTATTTTGCCATTTTAACTTACTTCAGTACGACCGTTCCCTATATCTCTGCTACGAATAACTCTTAAATCACGGTTATTAGGATCAGCCTGTTGTTGTTCGTAAATTTCTAACGCTATATTTCTACAAACAGTTTGGAACCAACGGTCTACTATGTGTGCGTCAGTGTCATCATTGCGTATTTTATACCCAGCTTTTATAAGATTAAGTACGAACTTATCATTCCAGTCTAATTCAAAACTACCATTATTGATATCGGCAGGATCTAACTCAACACTAATAATACTAATGTATGGTTCTCCATTCTGTGTAGCTAATTCTTTAGCTGATAGTTCTTGTTTAGATTTTTTAGACTTTTTGGGTTGAGAAGGAGCCTCGCTCGGTGGCTCCAGCCTTGGCTTATCAGTTTTCGTTCCTACTCCAAAAAGATTTTTGATTTTATCAAACATTTATATATGTATCAAATAACTTCATACTTGCTAAGTTTTTTGCTTTACTTTCGCACATAATATCAAAATGTTCATTAAAAGTCATCGCCCAACGATTGACTTGATCGTTCCAATAATAATCACTGTGGGCACGAAGTTTTTGTTTATTATGTCCTGATTCAAGTAATAATTTATGATTAGGTAGTGTGTTTATACAATGACCTACCAATATATCTTCTCTACTGACAGAATAATGGCAAGTAGGGCGCCGATCACGCCAACTGTCAATAACCCTTTTGACACGATCATCTCCTGTCTGGATATATTCACCTTCCCGAATCCAATGATGGTGTATGTCAAGCACAATAGGAA